GGGCGCATAGCTGCCGACCGGCTGATATACTCCTGTATGGTTATGATCTCCTGCCGCTTTGCCATTCCAGACCGCCTTTTCTGCGTCAGTCACAAACCGGTGCGTAGCATCTACGGTTACATCTGTTGCTCCGTGTTTATGTGAAGCGGGCGCGTAGCTGCCGACCGGCTGATATACTCCTGTATGGTTATGATCTCCTGCCGCCTTGCCATTCCAGCCTGCCTTTTCTGTATCAGTCACAAAACGGTGTGCTTCATCTTCAGTAATTATGCCTGCCGGATGACTGTTAGGGTGAATATATTTGTTCGCCCCTGCTGCAATCCCGTTCAACTTGGCACGTTCCGCATCAGTCATAAATCGGTGTGCTTCATCTTCAGTAATCATGTCTGCCGGATGACTGCCCGGATGAACATAGTTGTTCGCCCCTGCTGCAATCCCGTTCAACTTGGTACGTTCTGCATCAGTCATAAACCGGTGTGCTTCATCTTCAGTAATCATGCCTGCCGGATGACTGTTAGGGTGAATATATTTGTTCGCCCCTGCTGCAATCCCGTTCAACTTGGTACGTTCCGCATCAGTCATAAAACGGTGCGTTTCATCTTCAGTAATCATGCCTGCCGGATGACTGCCCGGATGAACATAGTTGTTCGCTCCTTCATCAATCCCGTTCAATTTGTCACGTTCTGTATCTGTCATAAAACGGTGCGTCGTGTCCTGCATCACATCCACAAAGCGCAATACCTTTTCTGATAATTCAAGATATGGTATATCTTCAGGCTTGACAGCAGTGACCGCCGCTTTATATTCGTATGCGATCGGCTTAACCTTGCTATCCATATAAGCCCGTTCAATTATTGAATATGTAAGTGTGAGATACACCGGTAATGTTGTTTTTTCCAATGCGGCAAAAGGTACAACTTTAAATGTATCATTGCCTTCAACATCTTTTCCTGATAATGCGGCCAAACCTGAAGAAACAGAAAATGTTCCGTTCCCGTTACCGGTTACATGTCCGCCCTGAATAATGCAAGGCCCGTATTCTTTAAAGATTCCCTCAATGGCTTTCAACGGTTCGGATTGCAAATCAATCAAATCCTCACCGGCCCACTGTCTAATGCCTGTCTTTTGTATATGTTCTTTCATTGCTGTACTATTTTGTAAGTCGTTAATACCTGTTTGTATTTTTGAATCTCTGCATCAATGAGATTTATATCAATACCGGCGGGGATATATACAATGAAATCCACCCCGTCAAATTTGTCCCGAATCTCATTTTCAAGCGGTACGGCCTTCATTCTTTCCGTCTCCAAACCGATTTCCGGCCACATGGTCTTACCTTCAATCCCCAGCCCAACGAGCAACAGCCCATTGTTATAAGTTACAATTTTGATGCTTATAGGTTCATTGTATTTTTTTCTTAGGTAACCTTCAAAGACTTTGATCTGTGAGTTCACATTAATCATCATCCGGGAATCACTACGCCATTTATCGAATGTCTCAAAAAGACTATACAACGGGGCAAAGAACCCCTGTAATAATTTCATGCGCACCGGTTGTCTTTTGTGTGGTGGTAGTAGTTGCCGCGCAAGGTTCAGAAAGTTAATTTTGATGTTCATTTTTCCAAGTCTTTAAGTGTTTTAAGTGTGATTATACTGTCGTCAGAATATTCAAAGTAACCGGATTCCAATTCGGAAAAGATTCCTACCTGCATGAAATCCGCATCCGTGGTCCCTTTTCTTTCAAGTGATATGAGATTGCACGTTATTACTCCCTGTGCCCCCATAACAGCATCAATAAAACGCTGCTTATAAATCATAGAATCGAACCCTAAAGAGGATTTAAAAGTATCCAACGCCTTAACCACATTCTCATTTATAAGTGTGGACGGGATAGACGTTTCAAAAAAGACTTCAATGTTATACCGCAACTTATCTTCAGTTGTAGATATGACATTTGTATCAACCCCGGCAAACTTGACGGCATCTATGTAAGAAGCAAAATTGTATTTTTCATCAACATCAAGCGGCACAATTTTCCCGGAACTGTTTTTCTTCGCCGCTTTTATGGTCAGCATGTTTTTATTTTCCCGTATGGCAACAACTTTGATGATCTGTGCGTCCGGGTCGTTTGTCTGATAATAAAGCATTGCCGTATTTTCATCAAATAATAGCTCATGCCCGTTTTGAAAACGGTAACACATTTCAGCATACCAGCGCACGGTTCCCGGCGTGATCTTGTTTGTCTGGGTATCAATTTCCGATTTGAACACATCAAGAATCAGTTCAAAAGAATGTATTGCAACAGCGATAACGTAAGTCCATAACCGCCATTCCGCCACCTTACTGGTAGAAAGTGAAATATCTTTCTTCCCATTAAGGGAAGTGATAATCTCATTCTGTATTTCATTTATTGTCCGTGCCATAATTCTGTATATCAAATGTTGTTATCGGCTTATCCAGTTCCTTAACTATATTCTTTTTTAAAACACTATCCATATCAATTAAAACTGTACTTCCCGGCAGTAACGGAAGGTCCAAATAAAGACCTTTATCATTAATCGGGTCAATACCGCATAGAACTTTAGAACTGTCATCATTAGCCAAATCCGGGTTGTCATTGATGATTTTAGCGACTGCTTCACATGTTCCATATTCTGACAGTGCAATATCATATATAGTCTGATTTGGTTTAATCGTTACTTTCTTCATATCTTGCTATTGTATTATCCATGCTTACTTTTGTCACTTTCATGCCGTCACGGGTCAGTTCTTTGCGGACAGCACGATAGAAGTTTTCCGGGTCGGTATCATTGATATAATTAACTGCACCTACACCCGTTTCAGGGCTTTCCTTATAATGGCCCTTATCGGCAAGCAATATATCTTTTTGGTGCTGGCTTGTAGATTCACTATAAAGAATATCACCTGACATTATATCTATATCTCCATCTTCGGTATGTTGTATATCTATCATGTTATAGTACAATTAAAAGTTCCTGTTACCGGGCCGCCCATTGCCGGGGCAACCAATCCGGCAGAATATGTTATCTGTGCACTTTTGATCGCATTAATAACGGCATCTGCAATCTTATCCGCCACTTTATCCAGTGCATCTTCCCGTCCTTCTTCCTGATTCATCACTTGTGTAAATGCTGATTTTATACCAGCTTTAACCGTTGCTTTTACCAATGCCATATTTTAACCCTCCAAATAATTAGATAAATCCTTTTGCACTTTTATAAAATCAGCCATATTAATAGGCGGCCCGCTTGGGCCTAAACTTGTCGTTACTGTCAATTTCTGAATGGCCGCTAAAAGGTCGTTCAGTGTTTTCTTAAGACCGGAAGAACCTTTCGTTAGTGTTAGTCCGCCGGTCGTGGCTTTTATTGTTGCCTGCCCGGCTTGTATAGTCATGCTTTCCGAATTGATGATTATAGAAATATTACCGCCTTTCAATACTTCAATCCTGTCCGCATCAACTGTCAGGGAAATGTCCGCGCTAGTAAAAATAACCTTGTCTATTTCCGTAAACTGGCAGACAAACAACTCGTTGCTTTTACCAATGCGGCAAACCAATACGGTACTTTGCAATCTGGGGATAAAGGCAAATCCTTGTAAATCTCCCTTTACCAGCCCACGCAAACGCACATCGAAATAGTCTACAGCATCATCACGGCGCACTTCACAAGTGAAGTCACTTTCATCTACCTTTGTCACGATTGCAGGAAAAACCGAACTATCCCCGCTTTCGCCCATAATTTTACGCCGTATTTCTTCTATTTCATTCATGCCTTTATACCTAATTCAACCGTTCTACGTGCTCCTGAAGTACTGAAAGATACTTCTGTACTTTCGATAAAATAAGTCCCGTTACGTTCCTGATAAACCGGGTCGTCAAGTTCTGCAACCATACCGGGAAGGGAAAAGGGAAAAAGGAATGTTTCAATCTTTCCCCTATATCCGTCAAATGAATATCGTTTGAGTTCTTCCCCGGCCAGCGTTTTCAGTTCCTTCGCATCCTTTACATCGTAATAGTATAATGTCTTTGTTTCACCGCCTTCTTCCCCGATTTCTCCTTCTATCTTTGTCCCGTCTTTATAATAGCAGATAGCCTTTACTTTCAGTTTTACATCGTTGGCGAGTTGATATTTCAAATCATCATCCTTTACGACATTATACCGAAGCCGGTATTTAACAGTTTCCCCCTTTACATCATGCGCCTTTCCTGCATACAGATTTCCGTTTATGTCAAAGAAAACCGTCAAACCATATTCTTTCTTCAAATATCCGAGTACCCAGCTTCCGGGCTTGTTGTTAATCACAAAATTCTTTAATGTAAGGTCTACACAGGAAGCCACTTTAATTTCCGGTAGAATGGCATTCAAACACTGTTTTAATGTCGTTTCTTTTTTTGAAAATACACAATTAACATAACGCGTCATGTAGTATTCATCCTCACATTCTATTTCTAAAGGCACTTTATAATTTAACCGTTTCACATACCCGACAAATTCCGTATTGAAACTGTTATCATATCCTAGGCGGATTTCAACCTTGTCACCCGCCTTTATTGTACTGGCTGTCTCAATATGTGCCGGTGGTTCTCCGGTATGTTTAAGAACGGCAGTAACAGGTATTTTAATTATAGCCGTTGCCGCAAGGTTGTAGATGCTTCTTTTTATCTGCACCTCATGTACCGACTTAAAAGAAACGCTTCCTATCTTTATTTCACTGCAAAGTACAAACATGGTTATTCTATTATTAGCTCAAAATTCCGATCTGTAATTAACGACATTTTAATAATGACAAAACTGTCAGTTCCTTTCATATCCGACACATCAAGGCTCTTTATAACTACTTTATCATCTTCTTCAAGAAATACGTTGGTTAGTGCGCATTTTAGTATGACGGATTCATTGATATTATATAGTTCGTTGAGTTCAACCAGTTCCGCTTCAGGGAAATCATCTGATTGTACAACTCCCTGAATACTGATTTCATAATCATCTATATTTATAAGTTCCTTCACACTACCTTTGCGCCCGACCATTGCAGTTTCTACAATGTTCTTTTTTCCGGTGAAGCTGATAACAGAATTCGGTATTTCATATTCCTTGCCTTTGTGCTCCAATACGACGGGCATAAAGTAATATCGTCCCTGCGCGTCCTGTTTACGTAGTACAGAACCTAAATCTGAATGTGTCCTGACATCTTTTGCCTGTCCTTCATATTGATACTCCGGTTCTTTACCGGTGATTTTACCAGAAGGGAACCACACACCGGGATATGGTAAACCTTTGTATCCCAAAGCGGAAACTAAAACTTTTGCAATATTAAATTCCATATTACCTATACTTCGTAAATTTCATTAAATACCTTAATCACAGCATTGCGGATTTCACTTTCACCTTTTTTGTCTGTATTTTCAACATGTATGACTATTTGGTCGCAAACCCTGTCTATCTGAATAGTCTTTCCCGCATCCCGCACTGTTTCTTTTTCACTGAATACGCTTGTGCGTTCATTAACACTTTCGTTTTTATCGTTGCCTATATTGTACACATTCGTATCAGGTACAGCCATTTCAGGAATAAGAATATCATTCTTGATTTGTGGTATCCTATTCATATAGTCAGCCCCTCTTTCCTGAATCATATTTGCCCCCGTTTGGCCGACAGGAAATGCACTGGCTATCGGTGTAGCTTCGGAGAGTAACGACAAATTACGGACACTATCTGCCAACTCTTGAAAACCATCTTTCTTTGTATTAACCGGCTCTTTAATATATATCCCCGGAACTTCAGAACTTTGTTCCGGCTGGATAGAAAACGGATTATCAGGAATTGTTTTTGCTTTCTCCTGTACCGGCGGAACATTAACAGCCAAAACCGGCGCGGGAATATCCGTTGTGATAATCGGCGGAACAGGCTGTATTAAAGCCGGTGTTTCCTGTTTGTTTACCGGTTGCATCTTATCCTGTACCTGCGATACATTAACGGTCAGAACAGGTGCGGGAACATCTGTTGTTATGATCGGCGGAACAGGTTGTGTCAAAGCTGGTGTTTCCTGCTTGTTTACCGGTTGCATCTTATCCTGTACTGGCGGAACATTAACGGCCAAAACCGGCGCGGGAATATCCGTTGTGATGATCGGCGGAACAGGCTGTGTCAAAGCTGGTGTTTCCTGTTTGTTTACCGGTTGCATCTTATTCTGTACCGGCGGTACATTAACGGCCAAAACCGGCGCGGGAATATCTGCTGTTATATCCGGTTGTACTAACTGCGTAAAGGCTAGTTTGTCATTTGCTTGTGCCGGTTGTGCTGGTGCAGCAATATTTACCGCCAAAGGAATGGCAGCCACGGCCGCAATCTTGCGAACATTACGCATTATATCAGCCAGATAGTTTTCCTTTTCCGGTTCATACTGTTGCCGTGAATCATTCGCTTTTGCAAAGCGTGATCGCCCGTCTATGATTTTACCGGAAGTGTCTGCCTTTGCCATCGTTTGGGATACGGGTGACAGGTTGATTTTCACCGGTTCAAGTTTCTTTGTAACGGCCGTATAATCGGAAGTCTCTTTATAATCCTGTGCCGTTTTTGACGTTTCGTTCAGGTTTATAACCTTCTTCCCTTTATTGCCGGCTTTTTTTGTTTTAGCTAGTTTCTTCATCAGGTCGTCATAATTGACGGCAGGTGTTTCCGGCTGAATGGCTGTCGGAATAAGACTGTCTATGCCATTATTCTTTTCATCCTTTTTATTTTGGGATGCCTGCCAGCTTTTTGCACCTTCCTGCTGTCCCTTTTCCCATGCTTCAGACCAGTTCCCATTCTTGACAACTTTTGCACCGACCATAACCGGGCTAGCATTTAACATACCTTCCCCGATGTCTTTAAACCCTTCTTTGGCAGCGGCCGCCGCTTCTTTGAAATCTCCTTTAACAAGGGAAACTAATGCTGAACCAACTCCGCCAAGCCCTTTTAGAATCTGTTTAAATGGGGAAACAATGGCATCAAGTAACACGCGCCCAAACTCTTTTATAGTCTCCCACATACTCATTATAAATTTGCGGAAGCCTTCAAAATGATTCCAGCAATACACTACGGCCGCCGTTACTGCTCCGATTGCTAACGCAATCCAGCCTAAAGGGGAAGCATAGAACGCTGCATTTAATGCCCATTGCGCACCGGTTAATAACCATGTAGCACCGGTTTGCAGTCCGTCCCAAATCAGTTTTGCTTTACTGGCAACCAAAAGGGCATTCATTCGTACACAATTTACAAGAAGTGCGGCAGATAATGCACTGGCAGCCCCGGTTATACCCCAAATAAGCGGGTTCCCGGTTGCTAGTTGTTCCCACCACCAAGAAAACAGGTTATTGATAAGGTTGACAGCATACCCCAATCCGCTTAATATCGTGCTGGCTACATCAAGCCCTGTGTTAATAAGAGGAAGAATAAATGTACCAACTTCAACACCTACATTCTTGAATGATTCCCATACTTCCGTCGCTTTTTGCATTGAGTTTTTGGAATATTGTAACGCCTTATCCGTTTCCCCGCTAGAATTAGCAACATCATTCATTGAACCTTTCAGTTTATCAACGTCAGAGGAAAGAACGGCAAATGCGTTCTTTGCTTCCTTATCGACAATCCCGAATTTTTCAAGCAATGAAGACTTTTGTTCATCGTTAAGTTGTGACAATACACCTTGTAAGTCTCCGAATATATCAATGACAGAACGAATTTTTCCGGTGTCATCGAAAACACTGATACCGGCCTTTTCCATTTTGCCCCGCACATCAGCACGACCAAGTACGGAGAAAGCATTCTCCATAAGGACGGCGGCACGTTCCGCGCTCTGACCCTTTCCGGTCATATAAGCAAATGTTCCGGCAACTTCTTTGTAGCCGATTCCAAGATTTGAAGCACCGGCGATCAAATTCGGCATATAACGTGCAAAGTCAGCAAATTCGCCAGCACCTACACGTTTAGCGGCAAAGAATGTATCTAAAACTTCCTGTGCACTTGCGTTTTCTTTACCAACAATAGAAAGTGTTTGGGCTAGTGCTCCAGACACAGTATTAAGTTCTGTAAATCCCCCTTTGCTACCTTTAAGGGAAGCATCAAGAATCGACAATGATAAATCCACGTCGTTGAGTTGTGAATTGATCTTCTCAAATCCGATAGGCGCAACAAGTACATCCGTCTTATTATCTTTCGCAATCTTTTTGAGTTTAGTTTTCAGATCGGCAAGCCCGGTTTCATCCAGTTGCGCAGTGATATTCACCTGTGCCATAAATTCATCAAAGTTCATTGCGGATTTCCCGGAAAACCCTAATGCAGCAACACCGGCAACAAGCGGGTTACTTATCAGGTTACTTCCCGGAATTGCTGCAAATGCTTCTTTACTCCACTTCTTGAATTTACCACCGTTCAGAGATTCCAATTTAGTGATCTCCTTTGTCAGTTTCTTCATTTCCCGGTTATATGCCCGGATGCCTTCGATATTTTCAGCCGGTATCCATTCCCGTTCAGCCTGAAGGAGTGCTATTTTTTCACGTAAAGAACCCAACGTGCGCCCGGTTTCACCAAATGTCCGGTTTACAGATACCGTTTTCTTCTCTAAATCGGCAAATTTCCCCAACATCTTTTCGGAAGTTACGGTAATATTGCCTATCTTAGCAGAAACTTTATCTTGTAAACTAAATATATATTCAAGTGTATTAGCCATGTTAGGAATTATCTTTATTATTTATATTGTTGCATTCTTCAGCTATTGGGGTGTTCAGGCATTAAAAAACATTCCAACGTTTGTTCGGTGGGGACTGCTCATTTTATCGCTTCCGGTGCTTCTGCCTTATGGTGCTGTTACATCACTTCCGATGTATCTGAAGAAAGGCGGAAAGATGTACCGTTACCGTTATATAGTTTACTTTGCCCTATTGATGATAATAGTTGATATTATCTTATTTTGCCTTCCTGAATAACCGATAAAGCCCATTCCGCCATGAAAGTTTGATGCGCCCATTCCTCATCTGTCAGTTCATCGGGATTCATGTGCAGGACTGCGCGGATAAGAGTATCAGCCATTGACAGCCAGCCTTTCTTATCCGCTATATTCGTCCCTGCTAGAGCTTTTTTAGTGTCGCCTCCTTGATTTCAATAATTTCGGCCAGTTGTGCAGAAACGCCCAAAAACATGGCATCATTAGTTCTGATTTCTTCGTCCCCTTCCAGCCAACAGTTATTCAAAATAACTTCATTATATTTCATGGGGTCACTTTTGCCGGTAACGGCCGCTGCTCCAAGCACTTTTCTATCGGGTCTTTTCAGGTAGGCAACACGGCCATCAACTTCAACCTGAAACACATCTCCGTGTTTTGCTTTCCATTCACTAATTTTCTGTTCGATTGTTTTTTCTACTTTTGTTTCCATATTCATTTTTTCTAATTGGTTTGCACGTAATTCACAATATTCCGGTACATCCCTTGTATTCATAACCCTGTTTTATAATAAATTAGATTCCACATTCAACGCAATAAACGGAAGGGCTACTTCCATTTGCAAATCACCTTCTTTCAGATTTCTAGGTATTTCTGAAATGGAGACATTGACTACTTTATCAGTAGTAATAACACCATTATCCGGCATATACGAGACAATAACATCAAAGTCAATGTCTGTAATATCTTCATATCCCTTTTCCTGTGCTGCACGATCTAAAGCGATTATTTCACTTTGCAGAAGTGTGATCGTACCTTCGTACTCTTTTTTACCTTTTTGGATGCCACGGGCTTTCTTTCCTGCTGCATACAATGCTTCTTTCTGATGCTTCACCTTGTATTCGATACCCCGTAAGCCTGTTACCTCACGGCCAAGCATGACGACCGTTAGGTCTACCCATGCGTATTCATTTGAATTAAAATTTAGTAATCCCATTATACAGTCGGATTTTTAAGTGATAGACTTACATTTATGTTTCTCAATACACCTTTCGGAACAATATTACATTCAACGTCCATTTGTCTGGTTGAAAGAATATTTTGTTTCGGGTTGACATAAGCAGAAAAAGAGCTGATTTCACCTGCCATTTTTGTTGTGACAGCCCTGACAATACTTGCTTCGTAAGATTTGCATAAGGGTGTCGGAATTTCACCACTATCGGCCACTACCTCAATAGTTTCAAGTATTTCATCAACATAAGTTTGATTGGCAATTATTGATGCCTTATCAATAACACGCCCGTTGGCAAGAAAACAGTAATCGTCAGAAGTGGCCGTAGCAGTTGCATCACCGTTCAGATAGTAACCGTTTTTACCTATGAATGTGCGGTAAAAGATATATCCTGCTTCATCAAGTATATTCCACACGCTGAAATGTTCCTCTGGTGTTTTCCCGTCTGTCAAATAGCCCTTTGCAGCAATAGCACCATCACGTACACGACCAATGTTTTGGTTAACCGCAATTTTGGCAGCCCGTCCGAGTACCTGACCGATAGCAGCAGAATAGGATGAACTTTCACCAAACTTCCCATCAGAGGACATAACGACACATACACGGTTATAACTTCCTTCGCGGGGCTGGAACATTTCACTTGTTTCACCTGTCCAACCTATAGCCGGAAGTAACAGACGAAAAGGGGAAACGTTATCATTAAAACTTTCTGCAACATTATGCGCTGATGTAAGGGCTGTTATAACGTCAGCATCCAAACACCTGTCTATGGTGGGATTGTATTCTTTCGGTGTATTCCGGTTTACACCCACCAAGCGGATACGGCCTGCTGCCGAATTAATCAGTTTCTTAAGCGGTGAACCTGCGTCAGATGCACATATCTGTGTGAGTGTAGTTGCTTCACTGACAACAAGCAAATGAAGTTCCGAACCATCTCCTGACGTTTCATAGAAGGCTTTAACATCTTTATAGGCAAGCGGGTTTGTTTCCGGTTTAATGCCTAATTTATCAAGATCGGAAACTGCCCCCAATACATATACTTTATTGAGTTCCAGTTTCTCTGAAACGGCTGTACCTGTGAGAATCAGCCCGGCAACACCATCATCGGAAGAAGAAACAATCCCCATATTACCGTTGCCGATTTTTACTTTTACATTTGGTAAACTCATGTTTTTAATTTTAATAGGTTTTTAATTCGCCTTTTCCTACCTGTGCTTGGTGGGAAACGGCATTTTGATAGTCTTTATCAAGAAAAACCAAGTTATCACTGGTTACATGGAATTTCTTAACACCCGGATAACATGCCCGGTATTGATTCAAAAACTCCGGTTCTGTTACTACCGGTTTCTCTTGTAGTTCTGTATCTTTATTTTTCATTTTAAATGCGTTTAAATCTTATTTAAACCTCTTTACAAGCAGACGTATAAGCAGGAATAAAGCAATACCGGAAGAAAGTGTCTTTCCTAATTTTATCCATAATTGTTGCCACCATGAAAGAACGTTCGTTTCAGGGCCCGGAACTTCAACAGGTACATAGATCAGTGAATCTTTACCGGGTATATAGAGCGTGTCATGTAAGAACACAACATGAAAATCCAATTTCCCATTATCCAACTTTAACGAACTACTAATACCTTTCCCCTTTTGTTCCTCAAAAGCCTGCATGATTACCTGATTATTACTGTCACATGCCAAATAAGCCCGTAACCAAGCTGAATCCGGTGGTATTTGTATCGGTATAAGTTTCGGTATCTCTATCGGTTTAGGAAGGAGAAGCCCGGTCGCGTTCCTCGGAGCTTTGCAACTCACGACGCACAGGACAATCAGCAGAATGGGGACAAACACTAACCTTTTCAACGGCTCTACGAAGCCGCGCCATTTCTTTTCTAATTGCATTGATTTCTTTTTTTAAAGGTTCTACAACTTCTTCCATCAGGATAGCCATTGCTTTTTTTACATTTTCAAGTTCATTACTCCGGGTATTTGTTTTTGCTGATTCAACCTCGGCGCGTAATTTTTCTACTTCCTGACGGTATTTCTTTGTATCAGTCCAGTTCTTGAAGCCCCCGGCCGCCACAACAGCAAGGATAATTTCTGCAACAAGCCGGAGAATTTCAAGAGTGCTCATTTTATTTATTTATACCTATTGATTTCAACCACTTTTGTACATCAAAACTAGGACAAGCCTTTGCCGCGATCTGATTGTGTCCTATGATCTTCACTTCAGGAAAACGGTTATGGAAGTCTTTTACATATTCTTCCAATGCTTTCAGTTGTCCGGGTGTCCGGGTGTCTTTCGGTGTTTTACCGTCTTTACTTACACCACCGGCATATACTATATGCCTGCTGATTCCATTATAACCGGTAGCACCGTTTGTAATCTCCCACGGGTCAACATTGGCATCTTCATTATTCTGTACCAGTCTTTCAACCGTCCCGTCCAATTTGAACAGGTCTGTATATCCTACCTGCTTCCAGCCACGCCCACCCTTTGCGGTCGGGTTCGTGTGCCACGCCTTAATATCGGCGGCTGTGACCTCACGACCTTCAGGCGTGGCGGTGCAGTGGATAACTAAATATTGTAGCTTTGCCATTTTACTGTTTGCCGTTTGTCTCATTGATATGCTGTGTCACATCATCTGCCTTTGATTGCGTTCTGGATGCTGCTTTGGCAGGTGCAACAGATGCGGCAGGCTGACGTAATGTAATAATGGCTGTCTTTGTCACATCCTCGGCAAGAGTAAGCGTAACAATGCCTTCTTTCTCAGTTTCACCGGTAGAGTTATCCAACGCTGTAACCAGTAGAACTTTACCCTGCTTCATGATCTTAAAGCCTTCCGGTTCTGTATAGGCATAATCAGAAGATGCACTGACCGCGATCTGTTTTGTACCACCACCGGCCGGGAATGTAATTTCTTCCGGTGTTGCAGAGATTTCAGGCACATAAGATGCGCTGACTATTGCGGCTATCGCTTCCTGCTTTTTAGGTAACACAATGTAATAATGGCGGAAGTTGACTAGGTTCTCTTGTGTTTGAGGGCTGGTCGCCGCTTCTGAATAGTACATTTTAGTAGAACCTGATGCCTTAAACATGCGTTTTGTGTAGAAAGCGACAGAAGCCTGATAAGTTCCTTCCGTAGCAGCTTCACCGAACTTTTTCTTTAAACCGTTTGTAGTGAAGAAAGGACAACTGACATATTCATATACTTCAAAGCCGTATAAATTTGCAATCTTGCCTGAAGTGTAGTTGTAATACTGGTCTTTGAATTTTTGATCTACCAGCAACAGGTCATTCACGTGGTCGGTACACAATACCAGCCGGCGCCCTTCGGTCGGAACTTCCATTTTATCAAATTTATCCTTCAGGGCAATAATATCCTTGATTGTAATTCTACGACGTCCGTTATCGTTTTCACCTGTTGTCAGTATTACCGGTGTCAGTAATGTATGTCTTTGCGGTGCAAGCGCATGGATAGCCTTTTTAAACTTGTTTACAAGAATCGAATCCCCGTGGCGTTCTTTATGACTTTCGATCTTATCGTATGAACATGCGTAAAGTTCATCATCCTTAACACGGGTTGCCTTTGTTTGGTATTTATCCAAGTTTATGGCAATATCCTTGTCATCTAAATCCTGAATAGGAATAGGATAAGTAGTGTTGTTAATTAGTACATCAGGGTCGCCGCCTACGTCAATCAAGTGGATAATATCGTTTTCGGCCTTATCAGAGTAATCGGGAATGCCGTCCAACCAAGTAGCTGTAATACCTGCACGTAATTTTTTTACCAGTTCGCCCGTCCAAATCTCTGTAAATACACCGGCATAGGCAGAACCGACCGGCATAAAATTCCCCGATAATACGGACACACCTACCACAGTGGCCGCGCCGACAGAAGCGGGAGCACCCACTGTAACGGCAAGAATAAGCCCCAGCATTGCATTAATCAGCAAGCGGGAAAATAGATTTAATCCTGTTTTCATTTGTTATTTGATTATTATTAGTATTTAGGACAATCAACGCCGTATTCAGCCTTATATAGCTTCATATAGGTGGTCTTGTCGTTATTTCTTAGTTCTTCCATCTTGTCAACCGGAACATCTGACAACTTTTTCCAGTTCAATGACATAGAACTGCCCCCACCGGTGGTATTAATCAGATTCAACGGCTTTTGAATGGGTGTCATGGAATCAAAAGTAAGTTTCAGACTATCAATACCTACCTTTTTCCCTAATTCAATAAAATGCGTCTCTTTTTCCGCTAGAATAAGATGCTTAGCGGTAGCTTCTTTGACCGTTTGTGTAATAGCAGATAACTGCAACTGTTCTTTTTCCTGTTGTAACTGCTGATTGGCTGTTTTATAACCAAGAAGCAGTTCAATAGAAGAAAGAATCTCGTTTTCTCCGGCTGTTTCCGGCAACCCTAATTTCAGGGCAATAGTTTTGTAATCCATTTTTTCTTCATTTTTTTGATTATTGTTATTATTGAGCAACGGCAGACTGTCATTTTCTTCGCCAGCCGATAATTTTAATTCCTCACCTTTAAAACTCAACATCAATGGCAGCGCATTATCATTCCCGCCAATATCAACCATGCTGACTTCTATTAATTTGCTTCTTACGGCAGTTGCCCGGTATTGTCCCGGTTTTATCAGTTCTGCCGCATCGCTAGTTTCCAGTACCTCAAAATGTGCGGAAGCCATTTTAAGTGTACCTTTTTCCCATTGCTGTTTTGCCAGTTTGCTTTCGTCACGTACTTCATCAAAGTAAGGTTCGCCGGTGATCTTGTCACCTTCTTTACGAACATCCTTTATACATCCGATTATTATACCCCGCCAGTGCATCCACAGAAGAACCGGGTTTCTTTCGTACTGCGAAATATCCGCCCCTTCAGTTTTTACCCATGTGCCATAACAGTTCACGGATTCATCACTTATTACTATTCGCTTTGCCATTTACTACATATTAATTGTTTTTGGTTTCCGCACTTTTGCGCCTTAAATCACTGCAAACATACCGACCGAAAATAGCCCCGGCAAAAAAGTGTGTAACCTTTACGCACTTGTATGAAAGCGTTTCGCAATAGTCGGAAAGCGTTTCACACTTAATTGCCCCGCCCGGTTTTGCTTGACAATTTTGCCAAAAAGTAAAGCAGAATTATGTCTAAAAATGAAGTAGAAAAGATCAAGGAATTGGCACGCATGTACTACCTGAATGGTGATACACAAAAACTCGTTGCGGAAAAAGTGGGTAAAAGCCGTGTCACAATTAATAAGTGGGTAGCTGAAGGCGGGTGGGATGCTATGAGAGTTGCAAAAACTATCACCCGAAAGGAGATTGTTACTAAAATGATGCAGGAAGCTAACAAGAAGCTGGAAGAAGGTAAATTGACATTTGATGAAATGTCAAAGCTGGCGGCATCAATAGACAAAATAGACAGGCAGACAAACGCGATCACAATATATGAAGTAATGACAACATATAATGAATGGCTGGTGGTGCGCATGGGTGTAGACAAGGAACTGACGGCAGAACTGGTTAGGGCAATGAACTATTATCAGGATGTATTTCTTTCCGAACATGTGAGTAAAAACAGTTTTGTGTAATGGCTTCAATTACTCTTAAACAAGCGCGGGAAAGGTGGAAACAGCTATCGGAAACGATACAAACAATGTCCGCCGTCAATGTGTCGGAAACGAAAGCCGCCCAAATTGAACGTATTGAACGTGTCCGGAAAGACTATGCCTATTTCGTTGAGTATTATTTCCCGCATTATTGTAAAGACAAGGTAACAGGCAAAGTTACACCGTCGGCTAAATTCCATATCGAAGCGGCTAAAAAGATACTTCAGAATCGCGATTTAATTGCGGTGTTTAAATGGGCGCGCGGACATGCGAAATCTACCCACATGGACGTAATGATTCCTATGTGGCTAATGTGCCAAAAACAGCGACAGATTAATGTCATGGCACTTATCGGCAAATCCGAAGATAACGCCAAAACACTGTTAGGGGACATTCAGGCGGAATTACAGTTTAACAAACGGTATATACATGATTTCGGGCCGCAATACAACGCCGGCAGTTGGGAAGAAGGCGAATTTGTCACAACTTCCGGTGTTGCCTTCTTTGCACGTGGACGCGGCCAGTCACCGCGCGGAATGCGATACCGTGACCGTCGGCCCGACTATATTGTGATTGACGACTTGGACGATGACGAACTATGTGAAAACGATGCACGTGTACGCAAATTGACCGAATGGGTAAAAGAAGCCCTGTTCGGGTCTTTTGGGGCTGAAGGCGGACGTTTTATCATGGTGGGTAATCTTATAAGTAAATGTAGTGTACTGGCTAATATAGCGGCTGCAAAGGGTGTTTTTGTTAGTCAGGTGAATGTAGTAGATAAATATGGTAAACCTTCTTGGCCGGAATACTGGACGCCTGAACGCATAAAGACAAAGCGTGAATTTATGGGATACCGGGCCTTTGAGAAAGAATACATGAATAATCCGATTAAGGAAGGCACTGTATTCCGCAAAGACTGGATTCGTTGGAAAAAGATGCTACCACTTGAACGTTATGATAAGATTGTGGCCTATTGTGACCCTTCATTCAAAGGTAGTACCCAAAACGACTATAAGGCAATAAAGGTGTGGGGTAAAACCGGAACAGAATTACATCATTTGTCTGCGTTTGTTCGCCAATGTTCAGTTAGTGAAATGGTACGCTGGTTCTATGATCTGCACGAACGAATACCTGAAGGGGTAATATGCGAATACTACATGGAAGCGAATTTCTTACAGGACATCATACTGGATGAATTTACCACTGAAGGGAATTTGCGCGGTTACCAGTTACCCATTCAGGGAGACAAACGCAAAAAGCCGGAAAAGTTCGCGCGTATTGAAGCTGTTTCCCCACTTTGGGAACGTGGATTTGTCTACTACAATAAAAAACTGCAAAATGACCCTGATATGTTGACCGGTATAGAACAAACACTGTCAATCGAAAAAGGAAGCCGCACGCACGATGATGCGCCCGACGCCGACGAAGGAGCAATTTACATTTTACAAAAATATACAAGAGTACAAGAGTATCAACCTAGCTTCGGTATGCGCCGAAGCCCTAAAAATTCATGGTAATATGATTAAAATGATTAAAGAAATTATTCTGAATTACAGAATTAAAAGAGCTGTAAAAATGGCTCGTGAATTGTCGCTGACAAGTAAAAGAAAGTATATGGTTCTAATGGTGGCCGGTGTTCCGAAAGTCTATTCCAAACAGGAATTAAAAAGCCTTATTCAAAGGCATACTTTTAAAAAGGGCACTACTATTCAGGATTTGGAAAGACGTGCAATCATTGTAACGGGATGATTATGTTCTTAACAGAAAATGATTATATCGTAGCTTCAGCCGATTCTTTGAACATCTTCCAACAAAGTACATCACAAAAGCGTGAACAGGCTGAAAAAATGGCTATTGAAGAAATAGCCGGCTACTTGCGAAGCCGTTATGATACTGACCTTATTTTTTCTGCAACAAGTGATAACAGGAATGATATTATTGTCATGTACACCTGTGATATTGCCCTGTATCACCTTGTGTCATGGTTGCCTAATAAAATGGGTCGTGATATAAGGAAAGAACGGTATGACCGCGCGGTTAAATGGCTGGAAGAAGTACAGGCAGGCAAGGTTACACCCAACCTTCCGACCTGTACCGGCGAGAATGGAGAAAATGATGTGAACAACCCTATTAAATGGGGTTCAGAAAAAAGTAACACTTACATTTGGTAATAATGAGTAAAAGACAACGTACAACAATAACTAAAGACCTGAATATCGGCGGATTTAACCTTGCAAGGGAAAGCGACCGGAAAAGGCTTCGTTCTATGATGGTAGAATTGAAGCAGCAAGCAGACGCACTGACACAAAAGGATTTGAAAAACTGGCGGCAGGCGTGGCAAATGGCTTTAAACATAGATAATCCCCGGCGTGGCCCGCTATATGATATTTATTCCGACATCGATGCTGATTTACACCTGACTGGCTGTGTAGGTCAGCGCAAAGGTTTCGTGACGAAAAAAAGTTTCAAACTGGTAGATGCGAAAGGACAGGAAAACGAAGATGCTACACGATTGTTTGAAACAAGGTGGTTTAAAGATCTTATAGACTATATACTTGACAGTCGCTTTTGGGGGCATTCACTTATCCAGTTGGGTGATGTAGTGACCGTTGACGGAATAATGCGTTATCAGAATGTAGAATTAATCCCTAGAAAACATGTAATACCTGAATATGGCGTTATAATTCGGGAACAGGGCGACGAATGGAAGCAGGGATATGATTACAGAAACACCCCTTTATCCGATTGGGTGATTGAAGCCGGTAAGCCTAAAGACCTCGGTTTATTCCTCAAAGCAGCGCATCAGGCAATCCCTAAAAAAAACATGCTGGCTTTTTGGGATCAGTTCGGGGAAATATTCGGTATGCCTATACGAATAGCAAAGTCAACGACCCGCGACCCGAAAGATCGTAATCAGATTGAAAATATGCTTTCAAGCATGGGCGCGGCTGCATGGGGCTTATTTCCTGAAGGTACTGAAATAGATATTAAAGAAACGACCAGAGGGGACGCATTTAATGTCTATGATAAGCGTGTTGATCGTGCTAACAGTGAAATAAGCAAGGGATTATTAAACCAAACAATGACTATTGACAACGGCAGTTCACTGTCACAGTCAGAAGTGCATCTTGAAGTCTTTGAAAATGTGATCGACAGTGACGCTGATCTAGTGAAAGATATTGTTAACGATCAGCTTATCCCGCGCATGATTAAGCATGGCTTTCCACTTAAAGGCTTGTACTACGTGTATGATGAAAGTATAGATTATACCCCGGAACAACAGGTTGCATTTGAAACAATGTTGTTGGAACACTTTGATTGTGATTCCAAATCATTTGAAGACAAATACGGTATCAAAATACTTGGCCCTAAAAAAGTAACCCTGTCAAAACCTTTTTTCGATTAAGCCCCACTGATTACGTGGGGCTGCACAAAAGGGCGGCGGAGCTTTACGGAGACAGTGAACTGGTATTATCATCCGGGGACTATCCTGATACTTCAGGCATTGAAGCAGCGTTCAACGATGCAGTAAAGTGGCTGCATGGCAAACGTGTATTCGGTGCGGGTATGCTTCGGGAAAAAGTAATTGATTCTTTAGTGAAAGAAACTACCGCTTTCCTTTCTAAAGGTATCCAGCAAGGATTGGAAGAAAGTACAATATCCGACACTATGGTAGATAGCCTTCGCGAAAGTGTAGGCGTTTTTTCCGGTTTTAAGACCTTTCACGAAATGAAGGAAGCCGCTAGCATGTTATTGGATGAAGCCGGGAATATAAAGCCGTTTGAACAGTATTATAAAGACATTCAAACACTGAATGACACTTATAACAAATTCTACCTGAAGGCGGAATATGATTTCACCGTTTCAAGTAGCACAATGGCGGCACGGTGGGAAGAACAACAGGACGACGGAGACGGACGGTATCTGCTTCAATACAGGACAGCAGGAGACAATAAAGTCAGAAAGGCACACCGGGAACTGGAAGGCATTACGTTACCAAGCAGTGACCCGTTTTGGGATAAATACTACCCGCCGAATGGCTGGCGTTGCCGGTGTACTGTCGCTAAAGTCAGGGCCGCGAAATATCCGGCAACAGATAGCAAACAGGCTGTTGATGCGGCAGAAAAAGCAACGGCCGGGAAACATGCCGAAATGTTCCGATTTAACCCCGGAAAACAAAGGGCTGTTTATCCGGCTTATAACTCGTACACTATTTCAGAATGTAATGTGTGTCCTAAATCTGATTTAAAGCAGGCGAAGAAGCTAAATAACGAACTTTGTGCTGCTTGTCAGATCATACGGAAACAGGCTAAAAAGAAAGACTAATTATTTATTTACACTAATGGATACAGATTTTAAAAAAGAAGTCATTGACCGTTCACTGGATGATATAAAAGTGGAACTGGATGAAGAATTTGACCGTAATTTCCAAAGAAAATCCTTTTTTAATGAAAAGGCATGGCCGGAACGGCAGTTTGATGATGGCGGCGGAACGCTTATGCAGCGAACCGGCGGATTAAGGGGAAGCATCCGTTCCCGGAAACGTGGGCTTACCCTTGCTTATTCTTCTAATAAACCATACGGACGCATACACAATGAAGGTGGAGAAATCAAAGTGACACGGAAGATGAAAGGCTATTTCTATGCAAAATATAAAGAAGCATCTGGCGGGTACAGTTACAATAAGGACGGAGAAAAACGAAATAATAAACGTAACCGCCAGCTTTCGGATAAAGCCGAATTTTATCGGGCTATGTCATTAAAGAAAGTCGGTTCTACAATCACCATGCCGGAACGCCGGTTCATCGGACACGGAAAGACTACTGATAAGATAATCCGGCAGATTGTAGAAGAAAACATGAAAGATTATTTGGAAAAAATTAATATTATCAAACCATGAGGAAAGAAGCATATCAGATTCTCAAAAAACGCCTTCAGCAATTAATAATAGACGAACAGGAAAACATCTGTTTCATCACTGCCGAACAGTTGCAGGAAATGATCGGAAACGGAATAATACCCAACTACGCAATAAAACATATAGGGCTATGGAATAGACAAGTAGAGTTCATAGAAAGTGAATCCCCATTTTCTATGCCGGCAACATTTATTGAGTTTGGGAAAATCCAGTGGAGAAGCCAGGGAAAAGGAATACAGGATGCAGAACTTACAATCGGGTTGCATATTCTTACAAATGCCATTCCTGAAGGATATGACGGGGAACTGTTTCACCTTGATTTACTAGATAAAATAAACTACTGTCTGCATGGTTTTAATAGTGGATGTTGTTTGGGAACATTGGAACGTACAACATCAATTCCCTGCCACGATCACGAAGAAATACTGGATGAAACAGAAGTTTTTAGGTGTGTAATGAAAGATGATTCGGCAGTGAAAAAGCAAATTAAAATAAAAGCAAATCCGAATATTTCTGTCAGCTAAAAGAATGACAGTTGCAAGGTTTCCTGTTTGGCAATAACCGAAGCATCTGCACCGGCATTTATGTAGTTGTAGAATGTCTTTTCCGAAATGCCATACACCGGCCAGATATAACGACGCCAAATAGCCCGGTTTGATAAGCCGGACTTTGAATATTCGTCATATATTTCATTAACTTCTTTAACGCGTTTTACGTATGAACAACCTTTTAAAGCCATTGATTAATCGGGATTTAGAACGAATACAAAAGTATCAAAAAAACATTTTGTTGCAAAGAAAAAGCGGGATAAATTTACTTATCCCGCTTTTTGTAAAGTAACCACTACTCAATATAATAAGTTTGTAGAACCTTATCATTTCGTTTGATGAATAACACAGTCTTACCGGTATCCGTGCGAATCTCTGTACTTATTACGCTTCGGGAAATGGCTCTCGTTTTACTTAGATCGCTTATTGCAACATCTATGAAGTACTGCAAAGCGTCAAATTCACTTCTTTCGTTCCGAAGTGGTAGCCCTTTGTATTGCTGATTTATCCAATTTTGAATAGTCAATAACCAGTAAGGCTTATTATTGGGGATGATTGATTTATATTTCAGTTCTGCCATTACTATTGTTTTGGGGTTTTCATTAATTTCAGAATCCTGTTAAACTCTCTTTTACTCATGTTCACAGGCACAAAAGATTTTTCTACCTGTGTTTTGGGGCTGATCTGCATTTTTGATAGGCTTCCTCTAGTTCAGCACAGTCATACACCGGTTCTTCGCTTTCTCCCATTACAATAGTCCAACACATAGACGAGTATCGCGTATATATGTTATCCTGTGTTTCAACCCTATGGGCTGTAAATTCTCGTATTTCTGTTATTTCAATCATATCTATTATTATATTGAATTAATATCTACGTTCCATTAATTGCTGTTTAAAACGCATTATCATATCACTAAATAGACCGCCAAACATAGCAACTAAAATATCTCCTGAATTATCTATTATAGCTTTCTCCACAGCCTTCGAGCAAGTAGGTCTTCCATAATTTAACCATAAATGTTCAAATTCAGGGGAGGACAAAAAATCTATCATTCTGCTCTTAAATTCCTTAGTTAATTCTTCCAACACTAACTTTTGGAAAGGAGATATATTATTGGAATATCGTTCATTCCAGTTGATTGAGGTATTGCCCTTAAAGAAGGTATTAATCTCTTTTTTTATCATTTCTTCCCATTCCGTGTCAGGTATTAATGAAACAAATGTAGCTTTAACCCGATCTTTAACTCCTTCCATTAAGCGTGAAGGATCGAATTTTTCAACTTGATTTTCCATATTAGTTCCTTTCTGATTTGTTTTACTCTAATTGATTCGTACATACTTACCTGCGATATTGCAAGCTCTTAATATCTCCGCATTATCTTCACCGAAAGCGATTAAGATACTACCGCAACCGGGAAAATCTCCACGGGTTCCATCTGGACGGAAGAACCTAATCCGGTTGCGCAAAAACTTCATCGCTGTTGCCTTCTCGAATATTACGTCTTGAAACATCTTTGAATCGCAACGATTAAAAAGCAATGCTATGCCGTTACCATGCTCCGCCAACCGTTTAACAAATTTCTCAATAAGCGGACGGGAATAAGGAGGATTAAGCCAAACACGACCTTCCCATTTCCGAGATAATCCATCTATATTCTTGTCGTACATCACAACAGCCGTCCTCCACAATGGATTTAAAGGTGCACATGGGTCTAAATCAAACCTTCCTAACGCATTTATAATTTCTTTTGGCGTGTACCATTCATCAGTAGCAGTAGCCGTTCTTTCAAAGGTTGTATTCATTTCTGTTCTGTTTTTAATATTAATCTCTTGCTTCAGCCATCTTCCGACCTTTTGTAGTCGCCGAATAGATATTCGGCTTATCGCCACTGAAACATTTAGTTTTTATCCATTCATTCCGTTCGGCTTCCCGGATATAGAAGGATATTCCGTATTCAGATGTATGTTTTAACCAATCCAACTTTTTGATTTGTTCAAATGTCATAGGACCGCCATAAACGAGCGATGACGTCAACATTTCAACGCTTTCTTTCAATGAATATTCACTCATATTTATCTCATTATACGTTAATTAAAAAGCTCCACCATCACAAGCAAATAAAATAGAGTCCACGACTCTGTTTCCATCCATTAACCCGTTTTCTTTTTCACATGAGGGATTTTCTTTACTTCCTTTCAGGATATTCAAATTGCCGTCAGCAAAGAGGATTAATGATTTTGGCTTCTTCCGGATTAATATCTTCAGTTCTTTAATCCATTCCTCTTCTTTCTTTGTTAGTCTGATTATTTCCATATTGTTATGATTATTTCCTTTTATTCATTTTCTTCCGCTTCCGGTCTTTTTTGATTTGATTCGCAGTACGTCCACCTTTCGAAGAGGAATTTTTCCAAGAAGGTGGGATGGTTTTCCAAGGAGTAGACTTTTCTTCATCTACCATTTTCAGTTCCCTATAGGGAATATCATAAGGTCTGTTTTCGTATCTATATGTATTCATTTCTGTTTTGTTCTAATCTTATCAATAATAGCTTTATTCCTATCGGCTTGCGTAATAGTTAAACATGGGAATAAGCCACATTTTTCACACTCATCGCACGACCTACAGTTAGTTATGCTAGTATTCATAATGCTTGTAGATTTTTCTAAGGCATCTAGTAATTCGTTAATAGTCTTATTCATAAGTCCAGATATTTAAGTATTATGGCCGGATAACTGTATTAATCTATAATTATTAACCTTCATCTGCCGACCAGCTTATTGTAACAGTGGCCTTCAGTTTTTTATATCCTTTACACACCGGACAATCTTTTCTAATAGTGTCACGGGTATCTTCTTCTATTCCTATAAACCACCCATTGCCGTGGCAGTATTCGCAAGGAATCCCGCCGAACTCTTCCTCTTCTACGGGGTTTCCTACCGGAGAGCAAGGCGGGATTATTAACAATGTCGGCTGTTGTTTTTTACTCACGATTCAGTCATACCTAAAGGAATACAAACCCATTTCCCATTCTCATTTTTCATTTCAGCACGAACGAACTGTTTACTGATAGCTGGCTGGTAGGCTTCTTCAATGATCTGTACACCTTCCATGAAACGTTCGCTTTTGGTTTCTTCTGCAATTTTTCGTAGTTGAACTACCCGGCTGGCTTTCAATGTGCCTTTTGCGTCACGCGCCAACAAGCGAAGCACCATTTTTACAAGGGCCTTCGTTTTTTCATCACTGGCAAGCCCTTCGATGTATTCTTTCACGATTGCAATACCATCTTCCACGGTATCAAGATAACCGTCTGTTGTATATACACCTACGGTAATACGTTTGTCTGATTTGGAATTGGTAAAAGTATCACTACGCTGCCCGTCCTTTTTGAGTTTAAGGACATCAGACTTCATTTCAATCGCATCTTTAAAGTTATCCAAAACGGCTTGTTTGGTTGCCTTGATACTGTTACTAAGACATACTAGGGCGGGGATTGTTTTTTCTATCGTTTCATCCACTAAATCGCGGTAGGCTTCACGATCTTTTTTAGCTTGTTCTTTGGCGTCCTTTTTTGCTTGTTCAGCCTTAAACGCATTGTACTGTTCGAGTTCTTCGCCAGTCAATTCAATAACTTTCTTTTCTACATTTTCCATAATTGTTTTTTAATTTAAAAGTGATTTATCTGTATTATTATCTTTCCGAATTATCATTCTTAATTTGATGCACAACAGGTCTAGTTCATCAATAGTGAGTTTGCCAAAAGGCTTTCCAGCGATGCGCGGATTTACACAATATTGATTAATGCGATTCCAGTCTGTTGTATCAATTCCATTCTTTTGCAGAAGGTGAAGGGCTGCCGACCGTCTACGCCTTAATTCTTCGCGGGCTATTTCGCGGGCTTTATAACCTTTATCCTGTTCCTGCATGGCATCACACATTGCATCATATTCCTTATTCGTCATTTCTTTAAGTGAATCTGTCCGTCCGTTAGTGTATTGGCTTACCAGATTTGCCTTTAGTTCTTCCCTGTCAGTTGTGGGTAAACGATTGAGAAGAACGTAAAAACGTGCGTATGTCCGTCTCATGGTTCGTCCTCCTCTTTTATTCCAAATTCCGCCATTATAGCATCGTGCGAAAGGCGTGTGAAGTGTTCCGATAGTTCGGTATAAACAAATGATTGTTCTGTAAGTGATAGCCTGTTAGCTTTCTTTGTTGCTTCACTCAAAATTGCTTCAATAATTTCATCCATGACTATAAATTTATTAGTTATTATTTCTCATTCCAGTATTGTATAGCACCTTCCGCCCAAATAGTGAAGTGATTGCCCGGTTTAGTTATAAAACGACCTTTGCAGATTGCCCGAAAACCTTGAACAAATATTTTCACGTCTGCATCATAAGCTACTTTTTTAGCTGCACGGCCTTCAGGTTTCACCCCTTCGGCGTGGCTGATAAAGATCAGTAGCTTGTTGCGATGCTTTTCTTTCATAGCTTTGTAGCTGGCGTATGTAAGACTGGAGTACTGGAAACTGTCTACAATAGCAATTCCGGGGCTTCTACGCTTCGAAAGTCTTTTAGATAACTCATCCATCGGCTCGCGATCAAGTATCTGAAAACGGCCGTTAACTTCGTCCATGCGGCAACGGTTAATACTGTTCTGAAGTGAAAGCCCTGTACTTTCTTCCAAACTGTCATAAATAACTTTATCAAACTGACATAAATACTTTGCCAACTGCATGACAAAACTACTTTTCCCGTTTCCGCTATCACCCCATATAATCCAAGTTCCTGTTCTGTCAGGTGTTCCGAAAGCCGCTTCCCATTCGTCAGTAAATGGGAAGCTAGGAATATTCATTGACTGTATTTCTTTAGGAGAATAGGCACGCTTCATTTCTTTTCAATTTTTCGATTTCTGTATATACACGGCGAAGGCTGCCGCCTGTCTGTTTTACTACCTTCATCACTTCTGTACCTTCCGGGGCATTCAGTTTTATAACCATTGCCGCTTGTGCTTGTAGGAAGGCTTCACGTTCTTCGCAGCTATCCGGTGTTACTTTACTATACTTATCACCATAGCGGGAAAACATTTCGGTATATCCTACCTTTTTACATTGGATAGATCGGTTCATTTTTTCCTTTAACCCGTCAGCGCCCATCATGTACCAAGCGCAACAGCGTTCCGTCGCATTCCAAAGGGCTTTCAGTTCCAAAAAGGCTTCATATTGAAGGTCACCCGCTTCATCAAGAATTATTAAAGGGTGTTCCAGCGTTTTAAGATAGAAACATAAGTCGTCATACACATCGCAATATCTACCATTGTAATTCACTCCAAATTCTTTCGCAATGAAGCGAATAAGGCGTTGTTTGCTTTTAACTTGTGAACAGTCTACATATATAGCGTTCTTATGATTCTTCACGTAAATACGAGCTGTGAATGTCTTTCCGATATTTGCAAGGTCACACAAAACGGCAGAAATACCACTTTCTTGACACATGGTTAACTGCTCCGTTATATATGTAAATGTTGGGGTTTGGGCTGCCTGCCACTGAATTTCATTTGCTAAAGAGACGTTTAAACGGCGGGCAATGCAAATCCAGTTTGTATCACTAACCTGTTTGTCTGTCTTTCCCTTCTTCAGTACATTATAGACACTTGGAGAAATACCAAGTGCAACCGCATGTTTGTTATCTGATGTATAGTTTTCCCGATTTGCCTTTATAGCTTCAAGAATACGCTGTTTAATTTCATTCGTTACTTCCATGTTATAATAATGTTTTGATGTTATTCTAATGCTGTTATGTATCTGCCAGTCCCCGGCCTTTGTAGTTGCTGAATCGTGATATTAATGTATCGGCATCCATTTCTGTACTTTTTACCTGTACAGGTTTTGCCACTGCCGTTTCTATTTTCTTCACGGTTTCAGTTTTCATCACTACGACAGGCGGAATCGCTTGTTTTTTAGTCATTGAATCAAACTGGCTTATCTTTTTTAATTGTTCGGTCATAATTTGTTCATCTACTTCGGTCTGCTCAGCATCGGCTGTATTGTAAGTTCCGACATTGCTTAACTTGTCAAGTAGTACCCCATTTTGGTAGATATACACATCACCCATGTTACCTTCATTATCGGGCAAATAATAGGCATCCACCGTCCTGTTATTTGGTGCTAGTAGGTCAAGAACTTCCGGGCTACTTAACCAAAGATTTGTGTAGTTTACACGGCAGTAACTGTTACGGCGGATACTTGTTTCTACATGTTCACCGATGTAGCGATATAAAATAGCCTTGTCAACTGGTTGCAAGGTGGGGTTCATATTGCTTTCAAGAACCTGCCAGCGCGTCATTTTAGGGTATTTCTTTTGATTGGGATGCAATGAGTTGTTGAACTCCATAACGTCCGCTACATCGTCCGCAATCAGTTCTTCCCACGTGTAATATTGCTTATCTTCATAGTTGTCGTTATATTGGTCACTAATTTTCTTGCTTTCAGCCCTGTATTTCTCATTCTTTGCATAGAAACGCCCGATGCCTAAATGGTTTTTGTGTTCAATACTACGTTTCTTTGCGCCATTTAAAGGTTCAGCATATTTTTCCTGTGAGTTTAAAGGAGCACAAAAACGAACGAAAGGAAACATTGTTCCGGCTTTCAGAAAACTGTCTTTCCACTGGCTCATTAAGTGGTTTTCTACTTCAACCTGTGCCGGGCAGTTCCATCCGTTGCGCTCTATACGCTGAAACATATCACGGAAACAGTCAACAACCAAATCCACATTCTTATTGCGATTATAGGCAAAACCAACTACGCACTGACTTGTCACGTCATAAGCGTAATAAGCCTTTGGCCGTTGTTTAGTGTCTTTCAGTTTACGCGGCAGATCGCGGTCGTCAAATGAAATCTTACTGAAAGAAAATTCCGGGGCGTGGCGGTGTACATGCGGACGTTCATTGTGCATGAACGTACTCCAACTCATTAGCTTGCTGTTTATCAGGACCTGATTCTTTGGTTGGTTCAAATAATTGTTTATAGTAGACCGACTAAGTTTGATCGGATTGCCTTTTTTATCTACAAAGTCAGCAGGGTCAAATATCTCACCAGTTTCAGGATCACAAATCTGCAATTCACCATCAACGAACATGTTATACATTCCCCATACATCCTTATTCCACGGTTTATTCGGTAGTGCGGCTAAGCTAAGTAGCAGACTTTCAATCCGTACGTTGACAAGCCGCGTGTTCTGATTGCCAAATTTCTTGCTTATCAGACTGTCATATCCATTTTCTTGAAAGTCTTTAACTTTCTTCTTGAAACGGTTGACAGAAAGCGGCAGATTGTGCCCGAACTCTTCTTGAAAGAAGCTAATAGCACCCGTCATTTCTTCCCAGCGTATTTTGTTATTCTGCATAACCGCCCGTTTCATCTTAACATCATTCATCAAACGAATAACAGACTGCAAGGCAGAAGCATTCAATGTGTATTCCTGCTGTTGTTCCGGTTCTAAAGGTTTACCGGATGCAAGACGATAACGAGAATAAAAACTACGTGCACTGGCATCAACTTCCCAATGGGAAGCAAACCAATTTCTTAATATTTCGACATCCATACTACCGTATTTTTGTTCAACTAACTTTTTATATTTGTCTGGCAGACTATCCACGGAAACCAAAGCAGTAACCCCACGGCCTACGCCTTTACGAACAACCTTCATTTTTTTGCGATAAACCAACTGGTCGTAACAGCTAACTGTCATTATCGGGGCTTTTGCTATATCAATTTTATATGTCCCCAAAAGCGACCGATCATCGCGTGTCAGATCGTCTTTTGATATACATAATATTTTTCCGTAGTACTCCATAATTTAAAGTTGAAGTTCTGAAGCTATTCTAGCTACTTCTTTTTGAAGGTTCATAAATTCAGCGATTGATAAATCGCTCACTGTCTGTTTGACTTCTCCGTCAATCAATACGGCAGTCTTGTTTACATTCTTGTATGCAACAATTTTAACACGATTACTGAAGGTTTGTGTCATTGTCGTTGTATCATGTATGGTTTCAAAGCCCGAATAAACACCATCACCCATTAATACACCGCCAAACTCCTTCGTAGCCGTAAAGCGTATTTTACGGGCCAAATCACTATCGCTTTCAAATGTCAAAGCCTTCCACACCATTACTTCAGTACATCCGAATATCTGACGTAATTTGCCTTTTCCGGTTTTGTCTAAATAAATATGCTTTTTCATCGCTATATCGTTTTATTGTTAATAATCTTTTTAAATAATCTTCCGCTATTCTCACGAACTGCGAAAGATTTGCTACATTTGTAGCATATCTAACTAAAATTCAATTTTATATGTTACCTGTTTATCTTTTTACCGTAGAAATTATCGCCACTGACGAAATGGACGAAGCGCAATTTCACGAGCATATTGATCCAAGTCTATCCCACCTTCACTCGTTGCAGGGAAGTTTTGACCGCAAACAGAGCACTTTAGCTTATTATCCTCCGTCCGAACAACTCGATGGTTGCAACCGATGGTCAGCCCGTGGTGTTGTGCTGATTTCAGTCGGGAAGGAGCGTGCGGAGCATCTGAAACAACTCTTTGAGGCAATATATCGCCTGATAGGATTTGAACTGCCTGATTTTGATCTTCGCGCAAAAGGGGAAGAATTGAAGTTTGAATAGTATGATTTTCATCAATACATCCAATTCTGTTTTTCATCATATTCGGAGCTTTTAAATTTGTTTTCATACTTATGTCTGTTATCTGTTAATAAAATCTCCACGACTTCCTTCAGGCGGATAGAAATATTCTTTCTTATACAATAGAATGCCGAAAAAGTGGTATTCTATTGTCGAACTGGCAATGTAGCCGTTGTCATTAACTGTACACTTCAATGTTTTCTTGATCATAACTGTTTCTCCTTATTTTTAAATTAGTGTTATATTCTTTTCGGGTACGCCTATCATAGTCCAGACCTTACCGTCCTTCAGATAGTCAATGGCATATTCCTTTTCAAACGTACAGTAATTGTAATCCCAGTCTTTTACAGTACCTTCAAAACTTTTATCGTTATTGGTTGTTACTTTCACTTTCTGTCCTTTTTCAAACATAGCTTCCATAATTCACTGCTTTAATTGTTGAACTTTCAGGCGTTTTTCTTATATTTACCGCCCGTTAATATCTTTAACACGGTGCAAACTTAGCAAGATTATGCGACATTCGCAAGAAAACACGCATAATCTTGCGAATTATTTAGCAATATTTTGCGTTTATGGAAAAAGAAACAATAATATCAGACAGGATTCAAATGCTAATTCAAGAGTTTTCCAATGGTGTAAACTCTCAATTTGCAAAACTCATTGGTGTGAATGAATCTAATATCAGAAGTTATCTAGCTGGAACACAGCCAAAGTTTGATGTCTTATCTGCCATTGCTGGAAAATTAGCAATAAATTGCGAATGGCTTTTGACAGGTAAAGGAAATATGCTAAAGGAGCAAGAACAGCAAAATTCTTCACCTATATGCACAGATTCTGTTAATATAGAAAGTGCACCAACTGTAAAGCAGCTTCCAATAGGTGAAATACCACATACACCGGAAGCAATACCGTTTGCGGAAGCCGCTCGTAATGGTTTAAATCCTATTCCTTTAGTGACTACAAGGGTAGCAGCAGGATTCGGATGTGCCGACTTTGCCATAGAAGAAGCCGACATAAAGGACTATTATGTAATACCTAAGTTCAAAAATTGCCATGTTGATTTTATGATCGAAATTACCGGATTATCTATGTATCCGCATTTTAATTCAGGTGATGTTATAGCTTGTTCCATACTCCGAAACACACAGTTTCTACAATGGAATAAATGCCATGTAATCGCTACCCGTGAACAGGGTATGTTAGTGAAACGTATTATGCCGGGTGAAGATAAAGAACATTTGCGCGCTATATCTGATAATAAAGACTATCCACCCTTTGAAATACCAGTTGACGAAATCACCGGTATTGCTGTTGTTATTGGTGCGGTATGCCTTGAATAGCCCCAAATTGGATACACGCACGCAATTATAAGGCAATGAAAGAAATAAATTAGACTTAATACTCTGAATAACAATCTACTAAGTTAGTATTTAGAACTATAATAGACGTCTCTTAAATGGCATTTTCTACCCATTTAAGAGACTTTTTTTGCCAAAATAGGCGTTTTTATGCTGATTTGTATGTTTGTTCATAGCTTCCCAAACATATTTTTGTAAGTCTTTTGTAAGTGTTTTAACTTCTTTTTACGTAAGTGTTTTACGTAAGTGTTTTTGTAAGTAGAAAGATATAAAAAAGCCGTTAGAATACTAAACTATAAGTATTCTAACGGCTTTTAAAATGCTATATATCTGATACTTACCTTCTGTTTCTTATAAGAGGTAATTGTTGAATGATGGCCCGTGAAGTAGCTCTAGGGTTTCCGTCAGATAGTCCGGCGTGCAACAGTGTGTTTTTTGTTATACCTATTGTCTTTTCGTCCAATCCTTCCGGGCTATCAAAGATCGCGGAAATACTTCCGAAGGTATAATTGCGCTTTTCAAAAATCAGGTGAACAAGTATCACTTTTGTATCAGTTTTCTTCATGCTTTTTAGAATTTTGATTTATGCAAAAGTACCATATAATAAGTATATGGAAGTATTTATAATGTTAAACTACTAAAATAGGTACAACAAAAAGAGGAAATAAATAAGGCTGTTTAACCGCGCCATTTGGGGACGCTCTAGCAGCCTTATATATATTCAAAGCTAAATGATAAGCAAAGTAAAGAGAAAAGCAAAGGGCGGGCTGCATTTGCTTATATCGAACCTTTATTTAATTAAAGCAATAGTAAAGCAAGTGTAAAGCAAAAAACCTTTCGTTTTAAATCGGCGTCAGTGCCATATCCTTCTGAAACGCCCATCAATAAAGAGTTTGCGCCCAGTTCATCAATGTTCAAAGTTTAACCGGTTCGTTCT